TTAAAATAAATGTTCAAAAACATTAGCACTTTCTTTATGCTGATCCTCTTCTAAGTGAGAATAAAGGTCTAGCGTTATACCAATATTAGCGTGTCCTAGTCTTTCTTGTATGACTTTAAAGTTAATGCCTTTCTTAACCATTAAAGATGCACAAGAGTGGCGCAATTGATGAAAGGATATATTTTTTAAGTCATACCTTTTTTTAATCTTATCCCATTGGTTTCGCATTGTATTTAAGTGAGTAGGGTAACCATCTTCTCTTACCAGTAATAAATTAATCATCTCGTCATTTTCGTCATATATTCCACGCCATAAATTACCCATTTGCATACGTCTTGCTTTAAACTGCAGATGATATTTGTCCAATTCATCCATAAATTCTTTTGGAAAATATACGGTTCGTGGTTTTTTGTTTTTTACTGGTGCTAGATAAAATTGTTTTGAATGCTTATCATATCTTAATTGCTTGTCGATATAGATAGAATTATTATCATAATTAATTGATTCTTCACGTATCCCTAGTATCTCTCCTCTTCTTAAACCTCCTATAGCGGCTAATTTTATCATAATTCTGTGCTTGGGATAACAATCATTCAGTACAGTAAAGAGATGGTTTAATTCTTGTTCGTTGTAAAAGTCTACTTTTCTCTTATCTCTTTTTGGTTCTTTGATACCGGCTGTCGGATTGCTGCTAATTACATCCCATTCAAACGCACGAGCAAAAATACTTTTTAATAAAAGATACTTATTAGGAATAAGCGGCTTATTTTCTGCTTGTTCATTAGCTAGGTACTCTACAATATGATATTTTTTTATGTCCTTTAATTTCATTTCTCCAAAGTGATTTAAAATGCCACAGTCGTTTAATAAATACTCATAGGACTCTTTGCTAGTTAACGTCAAATTTGGCTTAACGTGATTTTTTATCCAACGCTCCACAAAACTTTTAAAACTAATTTTGTCGATTGGTTCATCTTTTTCATTAAAACACTTAATTTCAAAATCACGTATTTTTTTATTTAAGTCTCTCTGACTCCTAGCTGAAACCGTTTTTGTTCTTCTTTTTCGTTTTCCTCGATCGTCGTAACCAAGCTCTACATAAATTTTAAACTTTCCAAAGCCTAAATCATCATAACTTGCCATAACCTTCATCTCCTTGTAAGAATACACGTTCTAATTTTTTACACGGCATCAAAATAATTCATATACCCCAAGTGGATCCAGCATAAGATAAGTAAAATCGTCTATTTTTATTTCTCTTCCATACTTTTCGCGAAAGTATTTAATACTCTCCTTCAAAAATTCCTCTGTCACGTTTAAGTACTCTGCAATTTCATATCTTGACCTACAACCATTCTTATATGCTTTTATAAACAATTCTGGTGGCGTTAGCTTTTGATGGGCCCATTTTCTAGCAAGCTTCTCTTGTTTCACGTTAAATATTTTGGATTGATCTAGAATATCTCCAACGGTCATATGATGATGACCCAATTCTTCTGCTAATACGCAAGCTTTTTCTGTTTGTGTTTTAATCCGCTTGTTAATCCAGATCACATTGTCACTATAGAGACCTTTTATTTTTCCTTTCATGTGATGTTCTTGAACGTCTATATGTAGTTTTGCAGCTTCTAACTGTAAGCATTCATACATAAATATCCCCCTAGTTATTATCGCGTTTTGAGCGCAGGTACTCTTTAAATCTCTTTATTTCTTCTAATTCATCTTCAGACCAATCTTCACCATCATGATGCGCAGCTATTGTATATTGACCTTTATCTTCTTTAACGCGATCTAATCCACTATCTTCTATAAGTTGACTTTTCTTAATATTGAAGTGGTCTGCTATTTTTTGAATAGCACCCATCCTAGGAGTCTTTTCTCCTTTTTCCCAAGTAGAAACTGCTTTATCAGATACACCTGCAATTTCGCCTAATTCTTGTTGTGTAAGATCATATCTATCTCGTAATAATTTCAAATTTTCACTAATTCCCATTGTTATCTCCCTTTTTTTACAAATTCTATTATAAGTAGATTATATATAAGAAGTTGAATAAATTCAACACTAAAAGTAGAAAAACACAGCCATTTTGTTGTGACATTCTACTTTTAGTAGATTAGTATTGACTTATAAAACAAAAACGAGGTGATAACAATATGGGGTTGACAGTAAAACAGGCTCGACAATTTAGTGAGTTGAGTCAAGCGGAAATGGCGATAAATCTTGGTGTCCACCGCCAAACATACATGAAATGGGAGCAATGCCCCGATGCAATGCCGTTAGGTAAAGCTAAAGAGTTCTGTACAATTACAGGTATTTCAATTGATGAAATTTTTTTTAAAAAACACTCTACTTTAAGTAGATAAATTAAAAGCGGATTTAGTTCATGCAAAACATAATATTTCCAGAAACAGCTAAAAGACAGACAGGAGGTGTAGGAATGAGAAATGTAAGGGGAGCAAAAGCATTATCAAGATACCTTGATACTCAGGGGGTACCAATCAGTGAGTCAACAATATTTTCACTATTAAGGCAAGGCAAGATACCGCATCAGCGACCATCACCAAGAATTCTTGTTTTTAATCTAGATGCTATTGATGAGTGGTTAGGAAATAAATGAAAGGAACGTGAGTCAGAATGATTTATTACCAAGATCTTATTGATCGTATGGATGGTTACAGAATTGGAACAACAGTAGTAGAAAATGGTGAAGCATATTTAGCAACTGAAGATGGTCGAGTTGACTTGAATACTTATAGTCAAATTGAAATTCAAACCTATGATGATAACGGTATTAAGTATCATGAGATAACTTATGAGGAAATGTTACATGAAAAAACACCTGAAGGCTGGCCACTATTTGCTGGCTTCTACGCAAGAGTTAAAGGAGGAGAACAATGATAACAAAAACAAATGATCTTAATCAATTTTGTAATCGTTTCGAAGAGATCAAACAAGTTCAAGACAACACCCTTAAAGCAATTAGACTATCAGCACTCACGACAGATATGGAAAATGTTTATGATATCCCACGTACCGGCCAGTTAAGAATAGCCGCGTTTAAGCAAGCTTATCCAGAAGTGATGTCTCTGTATAAAGAAATTAGTCAAGAAAGGGTGATCTGATGGCAACGGTAACGATGATTGTTTTCATTACTGCAGCAGTATTGATAACTGTGACAAATTTAATTCTTGCTCGTAAGGCTGACAAAATAGCTGAGTACGAAAAAGCGGATCGAGGTGACGTAGATTGAAACTAAGTGATTATTTTACAAAGTCTAATGAATATCGAGCTAACACTTTGATGCAACAGCACGAACACTATTTGAATCTAGCAAAAATCGAAAGAGATGAGGGGAACTTTGATAAGTCTTTATTGTATAGCAACCATGCTACGGCTATAACAATGGAACTTAAAAGAATGCATAAACAAAAGTTAAGCACAGATGAAGCTATAAAATTACTTGAACAAAATAAGCAAGGTTTATGTAGTGGTTTATTTAATGAAAGGTGGCGATAAAAGTTGGTCAATCAACAAAGGGATTACCTAATAGATAAAGATAAATACGGAAATGACTTTTTTGGGAATGAAGTATTTTGTGGCGATGAAATTTATATTTATGAAGAGGAATTTTGGTTAGTTGATTCATTATCTGGTAATGAAAAGACGCTTTTAGATTTAATTAACGCAAAAAAGATCCGTGCTACCAACACGAATCTATAAACAAACTATATAAACCAATTATAGCATGAAGGGTAGGTAAGGGGAAATGGTAGAACCAATAATTAACTTAAATACATTAGCGGATGGGGCATTTGCTGAACGCATTAATTATGAATTAAAAAACTTACTTCAAAACATCGCAGACCCTAATACGGATGCTCAAAAAAAGCGGAAGTTGCAAGTTACTTTAACTCTAGAGGCTAATGAGAATAGGGAACTAGCTGATGTAAATATTGATGTGAAAGCAACTCCTGCTCCAAGAAAGAGTATCGGATCAACACTTATTCTAGATCGAGACGAAGCAGGATATGCCACTGCAGCTGAATTAAAGAGTGGTATTAAAGATCAGACCTATTTTGATCCAGAATCTTATGAAGTAAAAGACGACAGAGGACAAAATGTTGTAGATCTTCAAAAACAAGGAGGAAGTAAATAATGATCAAAGAAGCATTGGAATACTTAGTGAAGTTGGGTAACAAGGATGTTGTTGAGGTTAATGGTCAAGCATATGCAACAGGTTCTATGAATCTATTAGAAAGCCCTTCTGCAAGAACAATAGATGTTCGATCGCTGTCAGGTTTAATTGATTACTTAAAGTCAAATTTTGATGAACTAGACAATGTGCTGATTCAAATAGAAAGTGCAACATCGGTTGTGGCTTATTCAACTCTTAATGATGATTATAATCGACAAAAATGGATAAGAGCTTCCGCTTTGTTACCGGATTTTCGATTTGATTCATTTTACGATTCAGAAAGTTTCAATATTAAATTACAGTCATGTTTTCTAGACAATGATGATCGAAAAATCATGTTACAAGTTGTAGGCAATATTAGAGAAGAAGCGGTTCAAACTTTTGGTGATGATGGAGTGAGTCAATCTGTTGTAGCACGAACTGGTATTGCACAAGTTGGCGATGTAAAAGTACCTAACCCAGTTATGTTATCACCTTACCGTACCTTTGTTGAAATCGATCAACCAGAAAGCAATTTTGTTTTTCGAATGAAGGAAGGGGCAAAATGTGCGCTATTTGAAGCAGATAGTGGGGCTTGGGAGTTAGAAGCTATGGATAATATAAAAGATCATCTTATGAGAGAGTTACAAGATTTAATTGATTCGGGTGACGTTCACATTATCTCTTAACAAATACATAGGTACTGCTTTTAAGCGGTACCTATTAATCTATAACAACGAGGTGAAGATATGAACCAACTGATGAAGATGTTTGAAGGTAATGAGTTAAGAATACTCACGAAAGAAAATGAATTGTGGTTCATTGCTAAGGATGTTTGCACCATTTTGAATATTACCAAATATCGTGATGCTGTTTCTAGATTAGATGATGATGAAAGGGAGCCGGTACAAGTGGACACCCTTGGAGGAAAACAATCAATGATAGCAGTTAATGAATTTGGTCTTTATAACTTAGTTTTATCAAGTCGAAAACCTGAGGCAAAGCAATTTAAACGATGGGTAACCCATGAAGTTATTCCTTCGATTCGAAAGTCAGGTAAATATGAATTAGGTACCGCTTCTTATACAATTGAAGATCCAATAAAACGAGCAGAGCGCTGGATTGAAGAGCAAAAAGAAAAGTTAATGTTAGAACAGCGTGTTCAGGAATATGAACCAAAGGTGAATTACGTAGATAAAATACTTGCTTCTAAAGATGCTGTTAATATAACACAAATATCCAAAGATTATGGTCTAAGCGGTAAAAAGCTGAATGATCTTCTTCATGAAGCGGGGGTTCAGTACAAGATGAATGGCCAATGGCTTTTATATGGTAAGCACCAAGGAAAAGGTTATACGAAATCTAAGACAACAGAGTATAACAAAAAAGATGGGACCACTGGTGTTAAATTACATACCAGGTGGACCCAAAAAGGACGTTTATTTATTCACGAGATCTTAAAGTCTCGCGGTATCTATCCATTATTAGATAGATCTGCTTAAAACAAACGTAGGATGGTGCTGCAACACTGTCCTACACCTACCTATTATACATCACATAAGAAAAGGTGGTCTACATGGCTAAATTTAGAATGATACAAACAGATTTCTGGAGTGACCCTAAGATTGTTGAAGAATTTACTCCTGAAGATAAATATTTCTTTTTATACTTATTAACTAACCCAAAGACAACGCAGATAGGCATTTATGTAATTACTAAGAAACATATTGCTTTCGATACAGGTTATTCAATTGAAAGTGTAAACGCGATTATGGATCGTTTCATCAATCATCATAAAGTCATTTCTTACAATGACGAAACACGAGAAATAGCCATAAAGAATTGGGGCAGATACAACCTTAATAAAGGCGGAAAACCCGTTGAAGATTGTGTCCGATCTGAATTAAAAGAAGTAAAAGATACTAGTTTAATTACTTATGTTGGAGAACGCATTCAAAAAAAGGAAATAAAAGCGTTGTACGATTCGTATAACGTATCGTCGCACGATACGGATAACGATACGTCTAGCGAACCGTCACACGATACGTCCAACGTTTCGCAACATAGCAAAAATGAAGAAACCAGTCATATCAATGCTTCTTACGATACGTCTAACGACTCGTTAACGATAAGTGGACAAAATAAAGAAGAAGAAGAAGAAAAAGAAGAATATAAAGAAAAACAACAACAACAAGAAATAGAAAATATAAAAGATAGTGGTGGTAGTGGTATTGATGACCCTGGGTTTAAAGAAATACTTGATTTCTACCGCGATAATCTTCAAAAGGCAATTACAGAAACACCTTTTAATTATGAATTGCTTAGTAAATTTTACGCTGAGTGGGGCAAAGATTTGATGTTGGCAGCATTAAAACTAGCAGCTAAAAAAGAGGCCAAAGGTGTAGCTTTTATCGAAGCGGTTTTTAATAATTGGCGTACTTACGGTGTTAAGACTTTGGAGGATGCTCGTCGTTATAACGAACAGATGCTTAAAAGCAGAAAAGGCTATTCCAATTATAAAGTTGAGGATGTACCGAACTGGTACCTTGAACAGAAAAAGAAAAGCGAAGAAAAAGCGAAACAAGCGGCTACTGTATCATCAGAATCGCTTGAAGAGAAGCAAGATGTTAGTCAGCTATTAAATCAATATAACAAGAAAAAAGGTTCTAGGAGCAAATCTTCATAAACTAAATTCAAGGATTTACAAATTAAATTATAAGAAGGTGCTGCAAGTGAGTACATGTGTCGAGTGCAAGAAACAACCAGCGCATCATTGGGGCAGTCATCTATGTTGGGAATGCTATAGAAAATTATTTAAAGCAACGATCGAGGAAGATAGGCATGACGGTAAACCTAAGTAATGAATTTCATCCGTATTCCAAGGAGAAACAGCTTGGGTTAAAAACAAAAAAGAAGCTGAAAGCACCTAAAAATAAAAACTTTACTCAAGCTATTAAACTAGCAATCTTCAAACGCGATGGATATCGATGTGTAAAGTGTGGCAGTCATAAGATAGAATCGGTACCACATCATATTATTTATAAAAGTAAGGGTGGTTTAGGTACCAAACGGAATGGAGCAACTGTGTGCCGATTGTGCCATGATTGGGCGCATCATAAATGCCTTGGACCATATGGTGAGCCAAGTAAACAAGGTCGTAAATGGTTTGAATATTGGCAGGAAGCAAAGCTTGATGAAAAAGGTGATCTTTTATGACAAAACTATATGTACAAGAACACCATCAGGAAACTCCCGATGGTGATGTAATTACTACCATCAAGACATATAAATCAAAGCCTACACATTATAGCTATATTATTTTTATCTGAGTAAGGAGCATTAAAATGATGAATCGAGTAGTACTAGTAGGACGATTAACGAAAGATCCAAATTTACGATATACACCTAATGGCATCGCTGTAGCTAACTTTACTATTGCAGTAAATAGACCTTTTTCCAGTCAACAAGGTAATCATGAAGCGGATTTTGTTAACTGTGTAATCTGGAGAAGACCAGCTGAGAACTTAGCAAACTTTATGAACAAAGGAAATTTAATTGGCGTTGATGGGCGCATCCAAACAAGAAATTTTGAAGGCCAAGACGGAAAAATGGTTTTTGTCACGGAAGTATTAGCTGGATCCGTTCAATTCTTAGAATCAAAGAATAAAATATCCTCTTCAAATCAAGATGATAAAAAAACTGGTGATAATAATCCGCTTGTAGAGCAAGGAGAGCCTATTGATATTAGTGACGATGATTTACCGTTTTGAACAGTGGTAACACTATTAGATACAAAATGTGAAGTAAGGAAGGAGGATTAAAATGGAGACTTATTCAGTAGAACAAGCTTCTCGCAATGCTCTTAACTGGTGCGAAAATAATAAAGGTTGGGCGAGAATTTGTGATATTGAAAATGTAGATTCACTTTACAAAAATTGGGCGGAATTATCTGAAAAAGAAAAGAGTTACTGGGTAAAGCAATTCGGACAATATGATGCTGAAAGTGCTTGGATAGAATTTGGAAAAAGCCCTTGTAAGGTTCCTTATGGGTTTATAACTGGAAAAGGGGATTTCTACAGAAATATTTTAGATGTTCCATTACACCATAATTTAATGACAGTCTACAAAGTTAGCTAAGTCAAACTCCGATTAAAATTTGTCACTAAAATGAGGAATGATTTGTCTATGGAGAAAGTCAACCAAAAAATCGTAGAGAACAAAACTGAGGTTATTCGATATCAAAAAATAATTGATAAATTAACTCAGGAAGATAAAGTAGACAAAATCTATTTGTTATCAAAGCAATTAATATTTATTGGCCGACTATCCACGATATATTATGAAATTAACAAACAGCTATATATTAAGCGGAAATTAATACATAGCGAAGAGTATATAAAAGCAAAAGGTAATAAGTCTGCTGCAGCCGATTTAGCTGTTGCAGACATAAGAAGAAAAGAAATCGAAGCGGATATACAATATAAGCGTTGGAATACTGCTTTTAAAACAACTGTTGAAGAAATCAATGCTCTTAAATATAAAGTTCGAATAGATCTTGCAGATGGTAGTAACAATAGCGTCTTTTAAAAAAGAGACCTGTAACTCAAGTCTCTATAACAAAATAAGAGATACCAAGTAAATTAGATTACTGGAGGTATCTCGATTTATCAAATAAACACACTAAGGATTGCTTAGTTAGTTGAGTTAAACCAAGTTTCTATATTGTCTCTTAAAGGTTCTATTAAGTTCCAAAAGGAATCTATATTTGACACTATGATAATAAGAATCATAACAAGAATAAAAGTGCTCATATCTTTTAAACTACGTTCATTATGTACTTTTCGTTTTGTTATTAATAAAACGGTGAAGTAATAAATTATACCTAGATTAACTAAGACACGTCCTATTACATTATTAGCAGTTAACGTATCATTATAAAGTAGATTCCAAACAAATTTAATGTTGTAAGTTATGGAATTTAATAATGTTTGTAAAGAATCAAATTGCATTGGTTGTATTTGGACAATTACAGCTTCTACGGACTTAGGGATAAATAAAAGACTAAAAATAATAGCAATATAAGTGATATTTTTAAAAGCCCATTGAATTTTAGCCTTATGATTTTCAAAAGGAATTTTAGTGTCCTTGTATATAGTAATACTAAGAATCAATAATCCAATCATAGAAATGAACTCATAAGTTAAAGAATAGAAGCTTAGTATAATGCTAATTATTAAGAACGCCAAGCCCACTCTGAGAGCTGCAGTTTCAAATCCATCATCGTTATTATTATGATAAGGAGGTTTATTGATTGTAGTGGATGCATCGATATAAATGTCATCTCCATTCACAAATTTTTGTTGGACTAATATAGAAGTCTTTGGTTTAATAAACTCCTTTGTAATCTGTATTATTGTAAAAATTGCAGCTACTGTAGTAATTATTGTGTTTAATAGGTTTATATTCAATATAATAGTCTCCTTTTAGTTTTAATAATTATATCGGTAAATATACCCATTTGTTTAGGAAGGTAGGTAATTATCATATATAAAGGATACTAAAGGGCAATGGGAAGCATGCAGCATCCAAATTTAAAGATGGTGCAAAAATATTACCCTATCATATAGCAATACATTATGGTTGATATTTATGATAAGTATGAAGCGGAGCTCTTATTTGAATATTGTGGAAGATTAAAAGGTAGGTGAGCATGTGTACGAATGGTTACAAGACTATCAAAAGATAGAAGAAGAAATAATTTACTTAGACTTCGAGCTTACCAGAAATAAAAAAGAATTAGATAGATGGATAAAAGGCGATTTAGAAAATATTAAATTAAACGATCAGTCAAAAGCAGCTAAACTAGAAGAGGTAATAGAGAATGTAGAATATGAATTAGCGCATAAGATGAACGATCTGTATGATGCAAAAAAACTTATTAGCATGTTCAAAGGATTGGAAAACCGCATCCTTTATAAAAAATACGTAGAAGGAAAAACGTTAGCGCTAATCGCTCATGAAATGAATTACAGTTCAAACTACATTTATAATAAGCATGCTCAGATTATGAAAATGATAGATTTTGCACTTCACATTAATTTAACATGAATAAATGCGATAGAAACTATTGAAAAAATGAATTATAGTAATAGTATAGAAAACTTTACAAGTACAATTTATACTTTAATGTGCTGTTAGGTAGCAACATAAACCTAGGGTAGTACAATTTAAATTTAAAGGCAGGGGTTTGGATGCAAGAAATTATCGCATTGATTATTTTCACTGTACCAGGATTAATAACGTATTTCTGGATAAATTTATTTGGGATAACTCCGAGTTCTAAAAAGAATAATGGTGAAATGGCAGTCATTAGTATTTTATTGTGGATCCCAATCATATGTATTATCCTTGCAATCTATAATATACTAGCATTTGCTTCACGCTGGGAAGCTCTTCATCCAAGCTTTGATATACCAATTTTAAAGAAAGAATGGAGTTATGTTGATAATTTAACAGATTTAATGACGTTGTCGGGGAATATATGGTTTATTTTATTTTATACTCTATTGACAGTAATAGTTAGTTTCTTTTTAGCTAGATTCATTTCGAAAGATCTTTATAAAAAACTGATTGATCAAGTGAACAAGGTAAGAACAAATAATAAAATAGCGTCATTAGGAGCGCATTCAACAGTATGGGATTCAATGTTTCTGAATAATCAAGGGCAAGTAGTTGAGTTGAAAAGAGAAGGACAAGAAAAATCTATAAAAGGATTTTTAATAAGAGTACCTCGAGCACATGAAACTGGACATGCAATTGTACTCGAGGCTGTAGAACATTGGGCAAATGTAATGGATTATTACGATGTTGAAATTGAACAAACTTATGTAGACTTAGATAATGGTGTAATTATAAATGTCTACAATTTAAATCGTGCTCTGGAGGCACAAAAAAAGTTTAACGAAAGATTTCCAGATGGAATTACTTCTTAGGTTTTACTGGTCTTGATGGTTTACTAGTATAAGATGGTTTGTCGGCAGAATGTTTAATGTGTTTTGATGGTAAACCACTTGGTTTCTCTATTGGTTTACTACTGGGTCTTTTCTCCATTTCATCACCTCCTTTTTATAACATTTCTATAAATGATTAAATCTTCCTGCTACTTTTGCAGGAATTTACTTATTTTTGTCGAAATGATTGATGAGAAGGAGGAGATATAAGTGAAAAAGGTAGTTCTGTCTAAAATGTTAAAAGAATTGGATGAAAATAACGATATTAAAATGTCCAATTATGATTTAGATAAAGAAAAATTCGGTAGTTATGTGGAAATTCTGCGGGATGAAAAATTAGCAGAAAATATCACTGTGCAAAGAGGAGGGCAAGAAAATAAGGTTTTAGTTCTACTAACCAGAGGTGGAAGAGTAACACTAAAAGGTTACGAATTTATAGAAAATAATCCGTTTGACCATAAAGCACCTAATAATATTGATAGAAGAAAACTAAGGTATAGTATTCTTAAAGAGTTAGATAAAGGTAATGACATCTCAAAGGAATTATATGGATTAGATTCAGAAACTTTTATTTTTTTTGTAAATGAACTCAAAGAAGATGGTTATATTACTAATGTCACTATTGACTTTTCGGGTTCGTTTGTTGGTAGCCCAAGACTTACTCCTGAAGGAGAAAAATATGTTGATGAACACTCTAAAATGAAAACCGTTTACGGTTTAGTAAAAGAATTAAGAGATTGGGTTAAATTATAGACATCTCATAACGAGGTGGCTTTTCTTCTGGCAAAACAATCCAATAACTGATAAAATTCCATGTAACATACATAGGGGGTTATCGTTTGAAAAAGCTATTATTGTTTTTAGCAGTTATACTTTTATTAATAAGTGCATGTGGAAATGGTATCGATGAAAATGTAGATGAGAATATTGCAAAAGATACAATGCAATCTATAGAAATAGTAAAAGACGCAATTAATAACAATACAGTAGTTGAAGATCTACCAGATGAAGATTTAAGAATTATGTCAAAATACAAAGATAAATATGAACAGGATGATAGTCTGAATGGAGTTGATGAACAGATTATCGCTTTTGGCATAACTGTAGTTTCAAAATACGCAAGAAGTAGCTTGCTGCAGTCAGAAGTTGATAAAATTGCAGAGGATATTGAAGTTACTGAGAAAATGATAAGTACAGGTGAACCAAAATTTGAAGATTTTTAGACATCTCATAACGAGGTGTCTTTTTATTATGCATAAAAGGAGATTAAACTTTTTTAAATTTAAACCGATATAAGTTAGAAGAATAGGAGGAAAAACATGACAAAAAAAATTATACGTCTAACAATCATTATATTAGCTGTTTTATTTCTTTGTTTATCAAATACTTATGCTGAAACCTCAGAAACTGAAAATTTGATTCCAGTATTAACATCTAATACAGAACCAACTGGTGAGGCTAGTTCAAGTACTATATGGAGTAATAGACATCAACCCTACAATGCTTTTAATCAGTCCAATGATGACTATGGTTGGGTTACTGCTGAAGGAGAGAAGACAGGGTGGCTTTCCTATGAATTTGAACAACCTAAAGTAGTTAACAAGTACATAATTAAAAAAAGAACTAAACACATGAAGGTCTCAGAAGAAATACCTAAAGATTGGACTTTTGAGGGTTGGAATGGAGATGAATGGTTAGTACTTGATGAGCAGACTAATGTAACTAATTGGGAGGATTCAAAAGAATTTTCCTTTAATAATACAGATGAATTTAAAAAATATAGACTCAATGTTACTGATAATAATGGATATAAATTTACTAGTATTGGTGCTCTTGAAATGTATAACCAAGAACAAAATAATACTGAACCAACACCTGATCCACAGAATCCAGAAATAAAAGAAGGTACGAAATTGTATGTGGGAAATGAATCTTTATATAAATTAAGTTCTGGTGACATATACGCTTGGGGAAATAATCAGTATGGTCAGCTAGGTCTTGGGGATATGCAAAACAGAGATATTTCTTCAAGAGAGAAAGTTGATTTACCAGAAAAAATCATCGATCTAGTAATTGGAAAGAACTTTGTAATTGCACTTGGAGAAAGTGGAAAAGTTTATGGTTGGGGTGATAACACTTCGGAATTGTATGATGATAATGGTGGATTAATTCTCTCTCCAGTAGAGTTTGATGAAGATATTCAATCAATAATAAAAGCAGAATAGTATATTAAAGCATCCTTTAGGGTGCTTTTTTTATATATGTATTTATGGGAATGTGGTGATATTGATTGCTGAATACAAAACCAAACAACAGAAGCGTAAGTTCTATGACAGTAAACCTTGGAAGCTATTACGTGAAGATATAAAAAAACGCGATAACTATGAGTGTCAGGAATGTAAACGTAATGGAGATGTATCTGTTGACACCAATGAGTATAGTGAATCTGCTAAACGTAAGAAGATCATGTTAGTAGTTGACCACATTAAAGAACTGGAAGACTATCCGGAGCTAGCGTTGGATCCTGATAACTTAGAAACTAAATGTGTTACCTGTCATAACAAAAAGCATGGAAGATATGTTGATTATTCTTTATGGAGAAAGAAACCTAAATGGGATGATGAATGGTGGTAGATTAACATGAAACCTTATATTAAGAAACAGATAATCAAACACGCGCTTCAACATTACATTCAAAGACCTGGTGCAGGCGCTAAGGATATCGCAAAAGAAAAAAGATTGCTAGAAGAGATTACGGTAGAAACAGAGAAATTGAAGGAGCGATACAGAATAAAATAGCCCCCCGCCTAAAAAGTTTCGCTATTTTAACCATCGGGGGCACCGGTGAAGGGGGATCAACTCTGCAGATGAATCAAAATATTTTACCCCCTCCCTCCCGGTAGGCCATACAGAAAGAAGGTGATTAATTTGGATAAACAAAAAGTTGGTTTTCGGATGCGAGAAAAACGAAAACAAAAAAGTTTAACGCAAGTTGAATTTGCAAAGCTTGCAGGGATTTCAACAAATTATTATGCAAGCCTGGAGCAAGGTAAAAATTCACCTAGTTTAGAGCTCTTGGCTAGAATTGCAGAAGCGTTGGGTGTATCTGTACTTTATTTATTAAACGATAGAATTGATGACATGGAGAGTCGTGTAGAGTCAGAAACTAAAAGATTGAAAAGTCTTTTTAAAAACATCCCTAAAAACCAACTGGATGTTGCGGAAGGATTAATCACTCAAGCTGCACGACTACGAATTTTATTAGATGATAACTGGAAAGACATCTTAGAAAATGGGGAGTATGAAAAGTTTTCGCAAAGTGAGAACCAGGTACCCTATGATCGCAAACGACCTATTGTTGAAAACTATGACAACCGAGATAAAACCTATCAGACGATCATTAAACAATTAACCGATCTATTGCCACAACCTAAAAATGATGGGAAATCGAAGTTATTAGGTCGTCGATAGCCTATGTTGCACAATAAGTATGTTGAAGATTATATAAAGAACTGGAAATGTGGCAAACTATTACTTAACAAAAAAAGAATACAGTTGATCTGTTTAATTGAAAAACACATATTACCACGGGATGAACTTTATTATTTTGATGAGGAACAAATCGAAAATTATATAGAGTTCAGTGAAACCTGGTATTTCGAATTAGATGAATGGGAGAAATTTATAACCCCATTCATTTTTTTGTTCCGTAAAGAAGATGATGAACCTGTATTTGATGAATTTGTCATTAACATGGGGCGCGGGGGTGGTAAGAATGGTTTCATCTCTACCCTTGCTAATTACTTCATCAGTCCTTTACACGGGATTGACTACTATGATGTTTCGATTGTTGCTAACTCTGAAAAGCAGGCAAAGAGAAGTTTCTTAGAGTGCTTTCGTGTCATTAACAAAAAAGGTAACGAGGACTTAGTACAAGAATTTGAAGCTTTCAAAAGTAGCATTACTGGTACAGATACGCAAAGTGTTTTCGAATATAAAACCAGTAATGCCAGCTCCCAAGATGGTGGGCGTGAAGGTGCGGTTATCTATGACGAGTATCACGAAATGGAAGATACGGACATTGTTGACGTATTTTCTGGTGGACTTGGTAAAGTTGATTGCGGTAGACAATTCTTTATTGGAACAAAAGGTTATGTTCGAGAAGGATTTTTCGATATTAAATATCGGGAATGCGAAGATGTTCTGAATGGCTTGGTTGAGTTTGGTGGTGTATTCCCATACATTTGTGAACTAGATGATTTAAACGAAATGGACAATCCGGAGAATTGGGCGAAAGCTAATCCCGCACTTCAAGAACCATTAAACAAACGAGGCAAACGATTATTTAACAAGGTTAAGAAGGAATACGATAAGTTAGCTTATAATCCTTCTGGTCGTGCAGCATTTGTTACCAAGCGTATGAATTTCATAGAAGATAACATGGAAAATTCAGTTGCTACCCGTGAAGAGTTAATGGCAACCAATAGACCATTCTTTGAACTTGATACAAAACCTATTGGATCATTAGACTTTGGTAGTGTTCGAGATTTTACTACTTGCGGACTTTTGTTTAAAAAAGCTGATGAATATGCATTCAAATCCTTTACGTTTGCTATTAAGCATTTCTGCGATGTGCATTATGGCTATTCGAATACCAATAATGATTTTGGCACCGAGAAAAAAGCGCCAATTAAGAAGTGGGAAAAAGATGGATTGATGAAGGTTGTTGATGAGCCATCCTTAAATCCAATGCACGTAGTTAATTGGTTTAAGGAAATGCGAGAGATATATGGTGTTGAGAAGATCATTGCTGATAATTATAAGTTAGATATATTGAGGCCTTTACTTGAAGCAGAAGGTTTTGAAGTGGAAGCTATAAGAAGACCTTCAAGCATTCATCCTTTACTTGCTCCTCGTGTAGAAGACGGATTTGCCAATCATAAATTTATTTTTGGAGATAATCCACTGATGCGGTGGTTCACTAACAACGTTTATGTAAAGGAAACACAAGCCGGAAAGCAGTTTTTAAAGAAAGAAGAAGTGAAGCGAAAAACAGACGGTTTCCAAGCATTTGTCCATGCTTTATATCGAGCCACTGAGCTAGATGATGCCGTAGACGTAGATAATTCGTTTGATGCACTCGAATCTTTGAATTTCTAAAGGAGGTGATTACAACAAGTGGGGTGGATAGATAAAATTTTAGGACGTAATAGTGAACTTGAGTCTATGTTTGATTTGGATTTTTTTGATGAAACGCACTACCGTGCTTATTTAAAACAAATGGCTTTAGAAACGTGCATCAGTTTTATCGGTAGATCAATGAGTCAATCTGATTTTAGGATTATGAAAGATGGGTCACGTCAAATTGACGACTGGCATTATTTATTAAATGTTCGACCTAACACAGATCAGACAGCTTCTGCATTTTGGCAAGATTTTATTTATCGACTGATTGACGAAAACGAAGTGCTGGCTATTTTGACAGATAATAATGACCTTCTAATTGCGGATGATTTTGAAAGAGTCGAATATGCTGTTTACCCTGATACTTTTCGTAACGTTACCGTAAAAGATTATACTTTTAACCGGACGTTTCAGATGGATAAAGTCATTTATCTTGAATATAACAATGAGAAACTTAAAAGATTTATGTCAGGTATGTTTGATGATTTTGGCAATTTGTATAGTCGCATGATTGAAATAAGTATGCGAAATCATCAAATTAGGGGAACTGTAGGGGTAGAAACAAACCAAGACTTATCGGAAGAGAATCGAAACAAGCTCCAGAAATTTATAGATAAACTTTTCACATCTTTTAGAAATAATACGGTTGCCTTGGTACCTAAGCTTAAAGGTTTTACGTACGATGAAGTAGCAAATGGTGATAGCAAAGGGCAGTCGGTAGAAGAAATTTCAAAGTTGAAGAGAACGCTAGTTGACAATGTAGCGAATATACTTGGCATTCCAACTGCTCTTGTGCACGGAGAATTAGCAGAATATGAAACAAGTATAAAAGCCTATATCAAATTTTGCATTGGTCCTCTTACAAAAAAACTATCTGATGAGCTGAACACAAAACTAATCGAAAAAGCAGATTATCTTACTGGTCAGAGAATAGAAGTGCGTGGGATTGCAGAGTTAAATCCACTCGAAGTAGCAGATGCTGTGGACAAGCTGATTGCCAGCATGGCATACACGCCAAATGAAATAAGGGTCAAATTGGGAGATGAGCCATCTACTGATCCAAGACTTGATGAGCACTACCAAACGAAAAATTATCAATCATCTGAAGGAGGTGATAATAATGCCGAAACGAATTAACGTAAAAGGTGCTATCGTATCTAGTGATATTGGATGGATTTATGAGCTATTTGATATTGAACACACTTCACCCAAATTGATTGCAGATCAGATTACAGATGCAAATGGTGAGGATTTAGAAGTTATAATAAACAGTGGAGGCGGTGAAGTTTATGCTGCATCTGAAATTTATACTGACTTAAAATCTTATGACGGAAACGTGGAAACAAGAATTGTTGGACTAGCTGCTTCAGCTGCAAGCGTTATTGCAATGGCGGGGGATAAGGTGATGATAGCGCCAACAGCAGAAATCATGATTCATAATGCTTCAATGATTTCTAGGGGAGACCACCGTGAAATGGGTAAAACAGCGCATATGCTACAAAACACTGATAAAACCATTGCTAATGCATACCGATTAAAAAGTGGGATGGAAGAAAAAGAACTGCTTGAATTAATGGGAGAAGAAACATGGCTCACACCTCAAGATGCCCTTGAGAAAGGCTTTGTTGATGAAATCATGTTTGATAATGAGATAAAGCTTTCTGCCAGTAATGGTGAAGCTAATTTAATACCGCAAGAAGTTATAGATGGTATTAGACAAGGCAAGTTAAACAAAGTACCAGGTAAAACTAAACAGGCAATCGATAAAGAAACAGTAAAACAAATGTTTGTAGATTTTAAGCAAGAAATCCTAAACGAATTAAAATTAAATAATAATCAATCAAATGAACCTAAGCCTTCTGCACCAACGCAGAATAAGCGAAAAGGGTTCATTTTTTAATTCAAAAATATTGGAGGAATATAGAATGACAATTAGATTAAAAGGGAAAATGGACAATTTTCAGGCTAAGAAAGAAGCCTATATGGAATTAGTAAAAGCGGATGAGCAAGACCAGGAGAAGGTCGCAACTGCCTGGGACGAAATGCAGACAGCTCTTGCTGAAGATTTAACAGAGAAAATTACTGCAGAGGTTCGAACGCAACAAATGGATGATCAAATTTTAGCTACTCGTGGACAAAATGTATTAACCACAGAAGAAAAGAAATTCTTCAATGAGGTCATCAGTTCTGAAGGATTTGAAGAAGATTCTATTCTACCTGTTACAACCCAAGAAAGAGTATTTGAAGATTTAGTTGAGTCTCATCCTTTATTGGATGCAATTGGGTTACAAGATTTAGGGGCGGTTACACGTTTTATTAAATCAGATCCAACGAAGGCTTATGCTTGGGGAAAATTATTCGGTGAAATTAAAGGGCAAATTAGTGCTGCATTTACTGAAGAAGAAATTGGTCACTTAAAACTTACGGCTTTTGCTGTCATTCCAAAAGATATGTTAGCACTTGGTCCAGTATGGGTTGAGCGTTATGTTCGTACAATTCTGGTGGAGTCTTATTCTGTTGGTATGGAATATGGTTTAGTTAGTGGACGCGGACCAGCTCAAAGTGAACCAATCGGACTGATGAAAGATGTTTCAGCTGAAGGTGCTGTTACTGACAAAACATCTTCCGGAACATTGACATTTTCGTCATCTGAAAAAGGAGAAGTAGTTGCTAAAGAATTAGGTGAGGTAATTGTCAATTTATCAAAAGATGAAAAAGGCAAGACTCGTAAAGTAGCCAATAAGATTGTGATGGTTGCTAATCCTATCGATAAAATCAAAATCGAAATTGGAAATACTATTCAAACACCGAATGGCCAGTGGGTATTAAACTTACCTTACAATATTAACCCAATAGAATCTGAGGAAGTTCCAGAAGGAAAAGTATTGTTTTTCGTTCAAGGCAAATATCTCGCTGCTATAGCAGGGGGTTACAAAACAAATAAGTTTGATGAAACATTAGCTATCGAAGATGCGCGTTTATATACCATTAAACAATTTGCAAACGGTAAACCAGATGATAATAAAACAGCGGTAGTTTATGATCTCAATATTGAATTCAATAATGCTGTTACCGAACCAGAAGGAGCCTAAGCAGGGAGGTGATGTGGTTGAGCATCACACCAGAATTAATACAAACGTTTAAAGAACGCATGCACATATCACATAGCGGAGAGGATGACAATCTCACAAGGTTGTTGTCCTTTTCTGTTGCTTTTGTAGAAAGTACATGTGGATCTTTTGATTTAACAGGAGAAACGAACTTGGATATTAGAGCAAAAGAATTAGTACTAGAACGTACCAGGTACGCTTACAATGATGCGGTTGAATATTTTGATGACAATTTCCAAAGTGATATTTTGGGTCTGGGTTTAGATATGCTCTTTTATAAAGAAGGTGAAACCGATGAGGGAGTTTAAGTATAAACCGCCTAGAGTACACAGTGGTCAGCTGAGAACACCTACTATATTCTATGAATATGAACCGAATCAAGGTCCTGAACCAGGTGAGCAAGAGAAGAATGTTTTATATGAATGCATGGCCAAGATTGATGAGGTGTGGTTAAAAGATGTCGAACTAGCCAAGTCAAATGGCACGTTATCAGACATCACGATTGTCATTCGAGATCCGTTACAGGATTATATACCGACAGATAAGCATTATATTTCGATCGATCATCCACAGTACAAGAATAATCGGTACAACGTGAAACACGTTCAGCCAGATCCACAGAACAATCGTTTTATTAATGTGATAGCGGAGTTGGTAACGTGAGTGTGAAAATAAAGGGACTAAAAAAACTACAAAATGAACTTGAGAAAAAACTTGGACAACAAGCCATGCAGCGTATTAGTGATAAAGCATTACTAGATGCTGCCAATGAATTCGTGAAAGTTTTAAAACAAGAGTTCGAGAGTTTTAAAGACACGGGTGCAAGTATTAATGAAATTACTATTACGGGTCCTGTTTGGGAGAATGATATAAGGACAATGAAAATACACTGGCGTGGTCCTGAGGGTCGTTACCGTATTATTCATCTAAACGAATGGGGAACCATCAACAATCCTAATCCGGCTGGTAAAGGTGCTATTGCTAGAGCGTTAAAAAATAGTGAAAAAGCTTATCGAAATGCGGTCAAGAAAGCATTGAAAGGGGCTTTGTGATGGATATATTAGACATGGTTTATGATGCTTTAATTGCTGAGACCTATATTAAAGATAATGCTGAAGGACGTATTAAATTTTATGAATATCCAGAGACAGGTGATGTATCTGGTGTTTTTGTCGTAATTGATCCAGTAGATCCACCGACACCAATTGATTTTGCAGATAACAAGTGGACAAAACTAGATTACTACTTGCAGATTGATGTATGGAGCCGTGATCTAAAATTAACTGATTCAATCGCTGATAAGATTCGCGATGTGATTTGGAATCAATTTGGCTTTAGACAAACAGCAGGTCCAAAAGAATATGATCAAGGTGTTTTCCGCGATGCTAGAAGATATCGTGGTTCTTTGTATATAGAAGATTTTAATAATTTATAGGAGTGATAAGAATGGCAGAAGAAAAGAATTATAGAGCTTCTACTGGAGTAGATGAATTTTATTATGGAGTAGTTGATGACGCAATAACAGCTGATGCAATTGATCGTGTAAAGTTTTTGCAAACCATCACGGTTGAAATGCCACAAGAGCCAGTTCGGGCTTATGGTGATAATAAAACAGCAGAAATTGCTGTGTCATCTGGAAATGTATCTGTTACTGCAGGTTTTCATAAGATTCCTATTCAGGATAAGGAAACTTTACTTGGCTGGGAAACCGTAGAAGGTATTACAGCAACAGGGAGTATGGATAATCCACCATATGTTGCCGTTATCTTCGCTAGAACGTATGAAGATGGTTCAACAGAATATGTTGGACTTCCGAAAGGAATGTTCACACGACCACAAGTAACCGGTAATACAAAAGGTGAAAATACGGAATTTTCTAGTGAAGAAATTTCTGCACAATTTATGGATCGTGAAGTGACAGGGTTTGAAGAAGAAAAATCGGTATTATTTGCTGTAGATCCTAAAGGTGAAACAACCAATCGAGATGCTTTATTTCAGAAGATTTTCGGACAAGCGCATCCTGAAGCGGAACCGGAGGGAGCATAAATCATGAGTAAAAAAATGACTATCGATGAAATCAAATCACAATTAGATGAAAAAGAGATCGAGTATAAAAGCAGTATGAATCGTGATGAGCTGCTGGACTTATTAACCAGTGATACAGAAGATGAGCCTCAGCAAGAAGAAACTGCCGCAGAAAACGAAGAAAATGAACAACCAAAAGAACCAAAACAGTATGTTGTCATTCATGATTTTAAAGATCTCAAAGACAGAGATATTATCTATGTAAAAGATGATGTATATCCAAAAAGAGTTGATTCTGAAATTAGTGAAGAGAGATTCCAAGAATTAATGTCAGATCAAAATAAAATAGGAAAACCATTAATTAAAGAGCAGGATTAAATTCTTGCTCTTTTTATTTTAGGAGAGGGGAATATTATTATGGCCAATTTAAAACGGAATATGCTAGAACTGGTGAAAAATCCTGAAGGTGTACTAAAAGGTGATGAACCAGAAATTGAAAAAATATGGACACCAGCATTTATTCCGTTGCGCGTAGCGCGTAACGCTATCGAAGTATGGCATGACGTAGAAACAAATAAAAAGCTTTCTGAAGTGGACAAGTTTGATCGAATTGCTGAGTTTGTAGCAAACGAAGTCTTTGCAGGAAAGATCACGACAGAAGATATTTATAATCGTTTGCATGCGCCAGGTGGCCAAGATGTTGTCAAACAACAATTGATATTTGTAGCGCAGGGTCAACAAAGTGATGAAACAAAAAACTTCCTGGCGAAGAAAGATTAGAGGATGAGGATTTTTCAATCGCCAAGCAAGCAGAATACTTAGACAAACTCGTCCTTAAATTAATGAACAACGGTAAAGATATCAACGAGATACTAGAAATGCCTATCCATTATGTTGTACAGCTGATACAAGACAAGAACAAACCGAAAGAAGAAACATCTTTAATAGCTGCCTTTGGTGGTTAAGGAAAGGAGGTAATGTGTATGCCTGAAAGAATTGAAGGGTTGTCCATTGAACTGGATTTAGATTCGATGAAAGTCAATTCTGGATTGAAAGACTTAAAATCACAGTTAACCGTGGTTAATAGTGAAATGAAAGCCAATATGTCTGCCTTTGATCGTAGTGATAAATCAATTGAAAAATATGAAACACGGTTACGTGGCTTAAATCGAAAACTAGAAGTTCAGCAATCTGTTACTGATAGTGCTCGTAAAACGTATGAAAAAATGGTCAAAGAGTATGGAGAAGGGTCTAAAGAAGCGCAAAAGGCAGCAAAAGAATACAACAATCAAGTTGCTTCTTTAAATAACCTTAGCCGTTATGTAGGTCGTGTGGAAAATGATCTTGCAAAGCTAAAAGAAGAGCAACGTATTTCTAATAGTAATTGGACAAAGATGGGTAACCATTTAGACAAAGTTGGAAATAAGGTGAAAACCTTTGGTGATAAAACCTCCATTGTTGGTAATACAATGTCTACTACCGTCACACCTGCCATCTTAGGTCTAGGAGCTGCTGCAGGAGTTGTTGCAGGAAGTTATGAAGATTCTGCTGTACGAATTCAAAACACTTTAGGTCTAACTGCTGAAGAAACCAAAGAATTAACGAATATCTCGCGCAACATATATAACAACGGTTTTGGAGAGAGTGCCGATCAAATTGATCAAGCTTTACTACAGGTGAAGCAAAACATACGTAATGTAAACAATGAAGATCTAGAACGTATTACAGAAAAAGCCTTTCTTCTTGCAGACACCTTTGAATCAGATGTCAATGAGGTCACGAGAGCTGGAAACAATGTGATGAAAGGGTTCGGTATTGAGGCAGACGAAGCTTTTGATTTGATGGCTAGAGGAGCACAAAAAGGTCTTAACTTTAGCAATGAGATGTTTGACAACTTAAGCGAATATTCCACCTTATTTGCTAGTATGGGGTACTCAGCTGAAGAGTATTTTGAGTTACTACAAAAAGGTACCGATGCAGGTGTTTATAATCTAGATTACATTAACGACGTAATGAAAGAATTCCAAATTCGTATAAAAGATGGTAGCGCAACGACATCCGATGCCATAGGTAAACTCTCTGATGCGACACAGGAAGTATGGGAACAGTACGAAGACGGTGAAAAAACGGTCAAAGATGTATCCAATGCTGTGTTGAAAGAACTAGAGGGCATGGACGATCAAGTAGAAGCGAATCAAGTAGGCGTTGATTTGTACGGTACCAAGTGGGAAGATCTCGAATCAACAGCTATGTATTCTATGGGCGAAATAGGCGAAGGTATTGAAGGTGTCGATGGCACCATGGAAGATATGACAAAAAATGCCGAGCAATCTATTTCTAAACAATGGGCTTCTACTTGGCGAGAAGCTAAAGAGGTATTATTACCAGTTGGAGAAACACTTCTCGATTTTACGAGAGATGTATTACCAGATGTGAAAGATGGTATTGAAGATGTAACCGATTGGTTTGAAGAATTAGACGAAGAAGGTAAGAAAAACATTGTCATGTTAGGCGGGATTGCAGCGGCAGCTGGTCCTGTTTTATCCGTTGTTGGCGGATTAAGTTCTGGTATAGGCGGTTTAATGAAAGTTACAGGCGGTCTATTTAAAGGTCTAGGTAAAGTAGGCGGTAAAGGATTACTTGGTCGTATAGGAGCAATGGCTTTAGGAACAGGGCCAGTAGGTTTGGCTGTTGCAGGTGTTGGTGCTTTGGGTGTCGGTTTATATACTTTGACTAAAAGAAACAATGAAACTGAAGAAGCGACATTAGAAGTGGCGAAGTCTTTAAATGATCAAGCTTTGGAATTAGAAAATAGCGCCGAAACCTTTGATAGGCTCTCAGAAAAAGCAAAAATAAGTAACGAAGAATTAGCTAGATTAAATGACTTAAATATCAGGATATCAGAATCTAGTAATCCGGGCGAAATTGAACAACTTCAAAAACAATATAATAATCTAGCTAAAGAAAGTGGACTTTCAAAAGATGAGTTAAATGAACTGTTTGAAGCAAATAAGAAAATTATTGATCAAACACCTGATGTGAAGACCAATGTTTCAAAACAAGGTAATGCATTTGCTAAAAACACGGAGGAAGTAAATGAATATATTTCTTCTATGTACGAAGCTACTCGAATTGAGTTGGAAGGTGAAAGATTAAAGAATCTTGAAAAAGAAAAAGAAACAAGGAAAGAGATTAATAAGCTTAATAAAGAGCATGAACAATACCAGGACAGGATTACTCAACTTGTAAAAGCTAAAGAAATGTCAGAGGAAGCAAGAGGAGAAAGAATTCGTGAAATTGCAAACATAATAGATACAGAAACTTTATCTACGGAAGAACAAATTAAATTAACAAACGAAAAAAACGATTTAATAGATATTCAAAACGGAAAATATAGTGAAATTTATGATACTCTCACAAATAGCACAAAAGAGACGCGTGAAAAAATAGCAAATGAAAAAGAAAGTCTAGAAAAGATAAAAGCATTTGATGCTGAATATCAAAACATTATCTTAAAGCAAATAGGTATCAATGAAGAGGGACAGAAAGGACTTGAACAATTAGATCAATCCATAGCTAAGAATAATGAAGAGATAGCAAAATTAGAAGAAAAAAGACAAAAGAATGGTCAGCTCAATGAAGAAGAACAAGATCGTTTAAATAAATTGATTGAAAGTAACAACGAAAGAGAAAAGACCAAGCTTTATATTTTTGAAGAACTAGGTCTATACAACAATATTAATTCTTTGCTTGATAACAAACTTAGTAAACTATCACAAGAAGAACAACAACGAATAGATAATTTAGCCAAGACTTCAGAGATTAAAGTTGAAGAAGGAAACATCATTGGCCAGATACAGACGAAAAATGGTGAGCTTGCTAAAACAAGAGAAGAACTTATCAAAAACCTTGAAAAAGAAGGTGCGACAACAAGTGAGATTAATAACCAGGTAGGCGAGCTAGATAGTAAGCTTATTCGTAACGATCAAGTCTTAGAAGATGTCTTACGCGAAGCAGGGTTATGGGATCAAGTGAAAGATCAAATTAATATGGGTAGCGATGCCATTGCCGGTCAAGGTTATGGCATAGATGACAACAACAATAAGGTTAAAAATGTACAACAAAATGGCTTGTTGCTTAATGATATTTTAAGCCAAGATGTTAATAAAAACGTTGATGTAGATGATAACGGAACAGCTGATAAACTTAACGATGAAGTAACGAAAAGAGAAAACAAAAACGTTGATGTTAGTTTAGCTAGACGTAATAATATTTGGGATTTAATACCGAGCAGTGTAAATGTGGGTGTTAATTTAATTGGTGGAGCCTTAGGATTTGCAAAAGGCACTGACTCTCATCCTGGTGGTGTCTCTTGGTTAGGTGAAGAAGGTCCAGAATTAGTGAAGCATAACAACAATTGGGCGATGGCTGGATTTGGTTTGTATGACGTTCCAAAAGGTACACAAGTGTTCACGCACAAAGAAACTACAAACATGATTAGTTCTATTCCTGGTTATGCTTCTGGAATTAGTCCAACTGGTGAGGCGGATAAGATTGTTCAAACATTAAAAAACAATCCGTTTAATAAGCTATTAGCTTTACTAGGTAAACAAACTACATCACCAAGTCAATCTACTAGATCAACCTCAGTTGTTGATTATACAAAAGAACTATTAAATGCAACGTTGGAACAGAACAAAATACTAGTTCAATTATTAAGTAAAGATACTAATATGTATTTAGATAGTAATGTACTAGGTGAAAGCCTTGAACCTGTTGTGACAGAAATCCAAACTAGAAATGAGAGGGTGAGAAACGAATTTGCCTAAATACGAATCGTTAACGTTTAACGGGATCAGAAAAGAATGGTTATATATTGAACGTGGTCGAAGCAAACCTCCTTTTGCTGCTAGAAAAAGAAATTTATTAACCATGCCAGGTTATCATGGTGCTCGGTTAGAAAGTACTGAGATTGATTCTCTTGTCATTCATCAACCTATCGGTTTTCGTATTATCGATGATGATGATGCATTAGCCAAAAAAGATGAATTAGCAGCATGGCTTTTGACTGATGAACCTGTTCCATTAGAATTTGATGATGAACCAGGGCGCATTTATTATGCAGTTGTTGAAAATACAATAGATGACTTTGAAAAGATATCCGTATTAAGAAGTGGAACCATCACCTTTGTCTGTCCAGATCCATATGCTTTTGGTGAAGAAATTGTTGAGGGACTAACAGGTCAAGGGACAATTATCGATGTCCAAGGTACCGCAGAAGCGCAACCGGTGTTTGAATTAGAAGTATTAGCACCTATTACATTTGCGATGGTGTCTAACGGACGAGAGTTCATGTTAATCGGGCAACCAACAGATGTTACGACAACACCAGTAAACAAAGAAGAAAAAATTTTTCATCATGATATGGAAGCTATGCTTGGTTGGGTAGATACAGATGTGATAGGTGAGGGCTATATAAAAGGCTCATTCGGCGTTACTAATTATGGATTCTATCCTGTTTTTTTAGATCCAAATGCAGGCGCTTATGAATGGTACGGTCCTGCAAAAAAACATAGCTTATCAGAACCTGTTCAAGATTTTTTAGCTGATATGGGCTTTCGTTTTTATGCGGAATCACGAGGTGGTTCGGTAGGTCGGATTGAAATGTACGGTTTAGACGATCTGAATAATATTGTTTTCCGTGCTTGGATTGAAGATAAATGGTATGGCTATGATCACTTTGGTATTTGCTTAGAAATTGGAAACGGGGAGCGAACAGAATATTTAACCTTGCCAAAAAACTTAGAAGATATTTACGGAAGAATGAAAGTGAAGCGTGAAGGTAACAACTGGACACTTATCATGCAACAATTGCAAGATGGTTCTGGCCGTGTCGTTGTTCGTGAATGGACAAGAACCTTAGAATCCGATCAAGTGCTTCAAGAGGTATCTCAAATTCAATTAGCTTTTCAAAAGTTTTATGATACGAACGAAGAAGATATGGAAGTATTGCTCATGCGCTGTTTTAAATTAAATGATGTGGAAGGTATACCGTATATTGCGCAAGCTGGCGATATGATCACGTTTGATCATCGAGATAATCAAAATTACGATCCAGAAATACGTATTAATGGCGAACTACGCAATGATCTAAAAGACTTTGGTGCAACGCCATTTACCTTAGAGTCAGGACAAAACACATTGGCATTATTGCCAGATGGAGCGATAGAAGGTTATGTGCGCTATCGACCAACGTATAAGTAGAATGGAGGTGAGAATCGTTGCAATCTTTAATTCATATCACAGATAAACAGACTGGATTAGTTGCTGATTACATCTCCGAGAAAAACTATTGGAACGATGTACGAACGATTGAGTTACAAAACAATCGTGATACGTTTGATTTTACGACTTTTTCTGATAAATCATTTTCTAAGTATATTGATGATCAAAACCGTATTGTTGTACCTGATCGAAAAGTAGGTTACGCCGAATTTATTATTGATGAGCATAAACAGGCGCTTAATCAAAATGGTAGTCACCATATTAACGTATGGTCAACGGCTAGTTATTTACGATTAAAAAAAACCAAAATAATCAGCCCTAAAACAACCGGTACTGATACAGCTGCTAAACATGTAACAGATACATTAGTCGATACTGGATGGCAGCGCGGCAAGATTGCGCATACAGGATTGCGAACGTTTGTGATTGAAGAGCACACGAATCCATATGCATTTTTGAAACGAATAGCAAGTGAATTTAATTTAGAATTACAGTTCCGCATCGCAATAGAAAATGGTGAAATTGTTCGCTATGTTGATATGCTTGAGCGTGTGGGGCGTTGGCGAGGTTTTGAAGCTACATTTGGCCATAATCTGTTAGGTATAGAACGAAAAAGTAAATCAAGTGGAGTAGTCACTGCATTGTTAGGTGTTAGTCCTGCAGATGCAGACGGGAATGTAAAAACGTCTTTAAAATATGATTATCAAGCTTTGCAAAGATGGGGTGTGAAGGATAGTAACGGTCAATTAAAACACTTATATGCTGTCTACTATCCGCAATCAACCGATCAAGAAATGACGCAAGAACGCTTAGACACATTAACAGAAAATGAATTAGAGAAACGCGTT